GGGACAGCGTCCCCCTTATAATCACGCAGAAGTGACGGTGAGAACCTTTACAGCTTCGGGGGTGATTTTTCTGAATCCGCAGGTAATGGAAACGGTTATCTGATCGAGCTGACGGTCGATAAGCTTGTCTGTTTCCATAACAAGATCGGTGCTTGTAATAAATTCAAGAGCGAAATTGCGGTCGATACCGATAATTCTTCCATTGCCGGCAGCAGGAGTTTTAATAAGCTCCGAACCGAAAGGAAGCATAAATCTTCCGTCTGCGTTGGCGGAACTGTCTGAAAGCTGATCCATGGCTGCAATTTTAGAAGCAAGCTCCGGAGAAGTAATAACAGTCGTCATATCAAAGCAATCGAACTTTCCGTAAAGAGAAGCAAGGTCGTCATAAGTGAGGGCGGATGTGGTGATCGAATCGGCATTTGCAGCAAGAACGTCAACCGCCTTTTTCACTACGGACGCAGCAAGCTTAACTCCGATACTTCTGAGCATAACGCCGAAAACATCGAGTCTCTGCTGTCTTACAGCCTCGTAGGAAGCATTTATAAGTCTGCCGTATTTTTCGAGAACAGTCGCCGTTGTATTTTCCTGAACAGTTGCAGTCGGAAGTGTTACCGCCTGAGCGGAGGCTTCATAAGCGGCAGAATCATCAAGAGTGCAGCCGAGATACTGACCGGAAGCGCAGATGGTCTTTGCAGCGCAAATAGAGGAAAGAACCGTTTCATCAAATCCCTTTCTGATGCAGCGTGTTACAAATTCAGGGAAAAGCACCGCTGTTTCGGTTGAAGAGAAGAATTTCTCAACACGGTCGCATTCAGCGCCGCTGATTCTAATATTGAAACGTTTGAGCTGTCTTTCAAAGGCGTCGAGCTTTTCAAGCGGAGTTCCGCAGTAAGCCGAAGACGGATCAAGCTCCTCAAGAGCTGATGTAAAAGATTTTCCGCTGAGATTATAAAGTCCTTTTTCAAGTCTGATTTCGTTATACATAAATGTACCTCCATAAAATAATTATAAATTTTGATTTTCTCCGGTCGATTGTGACTGGAGCGCATTAATTCTTGTTTCGATTTCAAGAGCCTGAGCATTTTTCAGTCTTGTATCGGCAAGAACAGATTCATCCTGTAAATTGATATTGTCCCATTCAACCTTGCAATCGGCATCCGAGCCAATTGAACAAAGAAAAGCATTTCCGATATCGTTTATAACAGGAGTAAGCAGGCGGCGGAAGTATTCCAGTTCGGAAGTAAGAATATCCGCCTGCTGAGACGACATTCTTTCCGTACTGCTCCAGTTAAGACCGAGCAGAAACGGCGGAATCGAAAGCTTTGCGATAAGCTGTTCCAGAAGCTGACGGACGGGAACGTTGGTATCGAAGAGCTGATTTTCCGCTCCGATAACCTTGATATCCACATCACCGACAGCCACAAAGTCCTTCACCTGACCGTAACGAGCGGAGTTCATGCCGTCCGCCCACTCTCTTGCGATCTGCTGCGCCCTTTCACGGGAATAGATCATATCTCCCGAATCGGACGAAGGCTTATAGGTTATAGCGTAGCGGACATTTCCCGCACGGTCAAAATTCTGACCGATACACTCATATATCCGCATAAGAATGCTGCTTAAAGCCGGAAGTCCTCTTAAAAGCGAATGTCCTCCCGTGAGGGCAGCGTAAAGTATCCTCTCCGGATGGGAAACAACCTTTCCCGGATCATCGCTGTTTTTCAGAATATAAATTCTTGAAAACGGGTCTGCTCCGGAGGATATTCTGATTTTTGAAACATCTCCGTTCCATAATCCGGCGATACGCTTTTTTGAATTGTCGATAACGATCTCACCGACAGCGCTGCCGTAGGTTAGCATACTGTCGAGGAAATTATCGGCAAACGTACCGACAGAGCGTCCCGTCAACCCGACCGGAACGTTTTCGAGAAAGCTGTCAAGGGTCTCCTGATAACGCTCATCGGAACAAACTATCCTGAATCCTCCCGTAAGCCGCACTATTTTCATAATGGCAGCGTCAAGAACCGGAACAGCACAGCGAAGTCTGTCATAAAGCTCCATTTCAAAAGTATCAACAGATGGCGGAAGAGATTTCTTTCCGCCAAGCTCACGCTGAACGGAAGCAATTTCCGCAGCAGCAGGCTTGATACTGATGTTTTTCTTTTTAAAAAGTTTCATTTTTCCTCCTTTTAGAAAGATCTGAACGGTGATCAATTCCATAAATTTATCTTGAAATTGAAAAGGCGAAAAAGTCGTTCATACCGGCGGAAGCGACCATATCTGCCACAAAATAGCGCATATCGTCCATAGCGTGATCGTTTTCCTTTATGGGAGCGTCCATGCCTGATTTTTCACTCCAGCGGTAAAGCTGAAACTCCCTCAGAATATCTCTGCATGATTCATGAAAACGCAGCTTATTCTCTTTAAGAGCCGTACTTACCTGCCTTATACCCTTGATAACATCGTTATCCGCCTTAACCACTCTGAATTTCCCGTGTCTGCGGATACACTCGATAAAGCTTGCGGCGGAAGGATCAACAATAACCTTGCTGATTTTTCTGTCTCCGGCAAGCTTCTCCAGAGCGGAATAATGTTCTTCGTCCGTGCGTGAAACTCCCTCTTTTTTCGAGGAATAGTAATACTCCCTGATGCGGTACCAGACGCCGCCTGAAAGTCCCCACAGTCCGAATGATGATGGATTGACAGTGCCGTAATCGCAGGATATAATGAAGCGTTCGCACTCAACCTCTCCGCTGAAAACATGAGTCCCGACATTGAACATAGGATAAACAACCCCCTCTGAAGCCGTCCATTTTCCAAGAACGAACCTATCGTAAAAAGCTCCGGAATAGAGCCTTTTATAGCGGTTTTTCATAGTTTCTGAAAGTGAAGGATTATCATCCATAGTGAAATGAAGATAAAGCGCGTGCTTCTGCTCCGCTTTTTTGATCCACTCATTGTAAAACCAATGTGACGGATTATCGGGATTGCAGTTGAACCACATTTTAGAACCGCTGACCGAGCATCTTGCAAGAGCCTGTTCGACGAAAGAACGAGGCATCAGAGCAGCTTCATCAAAGAAAACGCCGGAAAGAGTCATACCCTGAATCAAAGAAGCCGAACCCTCATCCTTGCCGCCGAAAAGATAAAAGCGGTTGGTATTGCCGAGAAAAGTTATATCGAAATAATTTCTGCTGACTTTTTCGATACAAGTAAAGCCGTACTCTTTCAGAACCGGAATCATTGGAGTTACAACATTTCTGCGGAGCGAAGTAACGGTTTTTCCGCAAAGAGCGAACGAACCGCCGTTAAAGCTTGCACAGGCCCAGAAAATGAATCCGATAGACATCGAAAGCGTTTTGCCACTTCTCACAGCTCCGTCGCAGATAATAGCGTCATAATTGCGGTACTTCGGGCTTTTCCACCAGTTCATGGTGAGCTTTTGCTTTTTTGATAATTTTTCAATCGTCAACAGCGTCACCGTCCTCTGCGGAAGAAGTAAGCGCTGCCATAAGACCGGCAGCCTTTCCACGTTCTGCGAAGGAATTTTCAAGCTCAAAAAGTTTTTCAAGAGCCTTGAGCCTGTCGAACAGCTTAACCTCAACACCGCCTCCCTTTACACGTTTTATTTCGGAAACGTTGAAAAGGTCGAGCCTTTCGATAACTCCCGGAGAGGGAAGCTCGTCGGCGAATACAAGGTAAACAGCGTCCGAGCAGTTTCCGAATGCAAGACGTTTCAGTCCGGCTGTAACGTTATTGCTGTCCGAGAAAATTTCCCGAAGCTTAGCAATATTCCTTCTGCACTCTGCCGATTTCAGACAGCTTATTCCCTCGCTGAGAGCATTCTCCCTGCTGAACCCCGCTTTAACGGCAGCCTCCTCGATGTTACCGAGGGTAACATAATAACAGCAGAAAGCATTGCGTTTAGATTTAAGATCATTTTCACTCTTCATAATAAAAAGACCTCCTTTCAGTCATGAGCGGAACTGATCACCGTTCATAAGAGGGCTGAAATGAGGTCATATACAACTAAAAACCGTTGTATAGGGAAAAAATTTATTTTCAATTTGTAACATTGCACAAATTTCCATCATTAGTACATCACGAATTGGCATTTTGCAACAAAAAAAACAGACCAACAACCAGTCAGTCTGTCATATCCGAATTTTTTAAGGAGACGCTATCCCTTGGCATCCTGTCAGGGTTGACGTCTTTTGGGCATCCATACTCTAATCAATCTTAATCCCCTTCATGGGGATTA